TTGTGCTATCTGGAGCTAAGTACGTTCCGATTAGCCAGCAGCGTTTTGTTAATTGTCGTACTAGGGCTTCCCGCGCGCCCTCAAGAGGCGGCGCTGAACCGTGAGCAGGTCCCGCGGCACATTGCCTACGGGATACTGTTCCATGAGGTCGTCGTGCTCGACCGCGAGGCCAACGAACTTCAGCGGCAAGGACGCCCGGCGGCTTACTTGCTGACACGTTATCAGGAGCGCTTCGACCTCAGTCCGACTGATTCTGCTTCTCTGCGCAATGTGGCGGCTATGTGCATGCCGAAGCTATCTGCACTGGATCAAGCTGCAGCGTCAATCATCTCAGCCGTCAAATCCGAGTACCGCGGAAAAGCACGGGGGCCGGGGTCTCAGGTACCCGCGCCGCCTCCGGAACTGCTGCGACTCGAGGCTAGTCGGAAGGAAACAGTTGAAAGCTGTGTCTCCGAACTCGAAGCGTTAATGGGCAGAGGAGCGTTTGCCGCGTTCGAAGCTCGGCTCAAGCAACACATTGCCCATCACGCTCGCATCGTTCCAGCGGAGAAGTCGGCGCGCTAAGGGAAGTTACGGAGGATCGCTGTGAGAGCTCTACTCGTTACGTTGATTGCTTCTGGATGCCTGCGGGGGCAGAACATCTACTTCTACTCTGATCTCCAGTACGACGCCTCTTCGGGCAATGCCTCGATGTATGCGCAGACGGGTGCGGATTACTCGAGTCAATATTACTACGATGTCTTCGTTTATATGCAGTTGAACGTCTTTCCAGAAGGGTCGAGCCAGTACATTACGTGCCAGCGCTCAGCCAGCAACGGCAACGCAGACGCCTACGTCTCCTGTTCCGTCAACGTAGGAACTGGGACCTTGGATCTGGAACTCATCAGCAGCCACGAGATCACAGCGACCTACTACACGTATCAGTTCGATCCCTACTGCGACTGGAGCTGCTACTATTGGCACGATGCATTCAGGATGAGCTTCCTTGGCATCTCCGGTGAGGTGTGGGAGTCGAACCAGTCGTACTTCGCTCCGGGGCCACCGGCTACGCCCGTTCCCCAGCGCCAGACCGCAACCGGCCAGATCGTACGCCGCCGCAGCAACCGCGCATGCAACTTCCCGGCTTCGGAGAGTTCGCTGTTCTGGCAGTGGTCCACATGGTATCCATACGCTGCGGGCTTTGTCGGACTGCTGCAGGGCGGGCCTAGCTTTACCGGTCGCACGGTCACCGAAGAACTCACTCAATTACTGGGTGATACCTGCTGGCACCAAGGGTCGCCATACGCACCGATGTATATTCCGTACAGCAGCTGGGGCACTTGGACAGTTGGGACTTTGATCGGCGAGAACGGGATGGTGATTGGGCCCAGTTATAACAACTATGGTCTCGACTTCGTCGGTTTCACAGATGCCACACAAATTGGCTATTATCAACAGCGGTTGCGGGCCGGGTACTATCCGGCTGGACAGTGCGGGCTGGTGTACCAGCAGCATATGTACATGGACGGCTGTGGAGGTTTGAAGCAAAAATACTGGATCCAGGGCCTTGAGATGTACATCCGGCCGTACCAGGTCGAGGCCAAGCGTTCTAGCGTGAGTGCGACGCGCTGAAGGAGGGGAAAAGCTGCGATGACGAAGCTAATTGCCTTTGCAATAGTGGTTGCTATTGGCCCCATTTGCGCGCAGGAAACCCTTGTATCGTCGCGACCGCTGGCCGCGGTCGCCGACCGGCTTCAGGAAGCGTGGGCACGCCCCGTCACTTACGAGGACCCGATCTGGTTGTGGAACGGTGACTTATTTACGGACAAGCCAGGAGTCAAGTGGTCGGCGTACCCGAAACAGCGGGCGGTTCAGCTCCCGCCCGCTGCGGTGAAGAACCTGGATCGCAAGCAGGATTCGACGATCCTGGCACAAGTTGTGGAAGTAGCGAACCGGAGTGGCGACGGCCCGAGGTTCGCAGTACGCACGAGTTCCTTCGGCATTCACATTGTCCCGGCGGCGAGCGCGGATGCCACCGGCCGCATGGGCCCAGCCTTTCCCCTGCTGGACCAGACTGTTTCTGTACCGGCGGCGATCCGGGCGCCGATCGAACACCTGAGGGCCCTTGCCGAAGCAATCACAACAAGCACCGGAATGCGGATCCACGAGGGCATCGGTTCGATTGGCGTGCGGTTCAATCAGTTTTTCACGGGAACCGGCGATTTGATGTTCGAGTGGGGCGCTGAGCAGCGACAGGCCCGGGAAGCGCTGATTGACTTGCTCACCCGATCAGCCACAACGTTCTCCTGGCGCTTCAACTGTCAGCCCGCCGAATCCGCTCAAGACCGTTTCTGCGTCCTGAACATCGTCCCCCTCATGGTCCAGCGGACGAACAGCAGAGGCGAGGTGATTCGCGAGATGATCACCTTCGACCGCTGCAAGAAATGCCCTCCTCGGCCGTAGCAGCCTGCGAGGTTCAGGACTCATGTTACCCTTGTTAACGCTTCAGCTGGGACGACTCTCGTCGCGCGAGTGGAGATGCCTCCGGACGACTGGTCTTTCCCCGCAACGAATCCGACCCACCCGTTAACGCTGTCTCCTTCCGTAACGCGCGCAACTGGCCGTGTTTCTGGCACTTCCGCGTCTCTGGTTCGCGCCCCGTGTCCGGCTTGCCGCGCCGATCTGCGCCCCCACAGCGTTTGCCGGAGGCCGTTTCTCCCCGTCTCCGCGCCGGAGCCAGGAGTTGGTTAACACCATCGCGAGGGTTGTCCAACCCCAGGCCGGACGTTCCGAAACCGGGCTGCGAATATAGTTAACGAACGCGGCAACACGCCGCGTCGATCCCATCCACCAGACGGCGTTTCGACCGCGGAGCGGAGATTGTCGTGGGTGGTCATTTCTGAACCGCGCAGCTTGCCTTCGGGCTGCGCGGGCAAGGAGACCGCTCATGCGCGAACGTGATGCCGCGCTCGACAAAGCCATCCGCGAGGTGGCCGCCATCCTCGGCGATGCACTCGTCCGGCTGCTTTTCCCCACGCCTGTTGACTTCCCGGAGACAGAGAGCCCTCATGTGACTGCTGGTTAACGACCATGAAGACTGAGAGCGAGATCCGACAGGAGATCGAGGCGCTCCGCAACCTGACCACGGCACAGCTCAAGGAGAAGTACCGCAAGGTGTTCGGCGAGGAGTCCCGATCCAATCACAAGCAGTTCCTGTTCCGCCGCATCGCCTGGCGCATCCAGGCGAACGCTTGGGGCGGTCTCTCCGAACGCGCCCGCCAGCGCGCACTCGAGATCGCCAACGACGCCGACCTCCGCATCCGGGCGCCGAAGAACTTCCTGCGGGAGCCGGTCGACGACGGCCGGACCATGGAAACGCGCCTGAAGCCGTCGCTCGATCCACGGTTGCCGTTGCCGGGGACGCCGCTCATCCGCCGATTCCAGGGAAAGGACATCATCGTCCACGTCCGGCCCGATGGCGGCTTCGAATGCAACGGCAGGATCTACACGTCGCTGAGCCGGGCGGTGACGGAGGCGACGGGCACGCGCTGGAACGGCTTTGCCTTTTACAACCTAGGTCACCGGCCCGGAGCGAAGCATGGCGAACGGGAATAACTCGAACGGCACTCCGAAGCCCGTCCGTTGCGCCATCTACACGCGGAAGTCCACCGACGAGGGCCTGAATCAGGATTTCAACTCCCTCGACGCGCAGCGTGACGCCGGCGAGGCCTACATCCGCAGCCAGGCCGGCGAGGGTTGGACCCTCCTGCCGGACCAGTACGACGACGGCGGCTACACCGGCGCCAACATGGACCGCCCGGCGCTGCGCCGCTTGCTGGCGGACATCCAGGCCAAAAAGGTCGACTGCGTTGTGGTCTACAAGGTGGACCGGCTGAGCCGCTCCATCCGCGACTTCGGCAAGATCATGGAGATCCTGGAGAAGCACGGCGCCACCTTCGTTTCGGTCACACAGCAATTCAACACGACTACCTCGCTCGGCCGCCTCACGCTGAACATCCTGCTTTCCTTCGCGCAATTCGAACGGGAGATCATCTCCGAACGCACCCGCGACAAGCAGATCCTGGCGCGCAAGCGTGGCAAGTGGACCGGCGGCCACCTGCCGCTCGGGTACGACCTGGAGGACGGCAACTTGGTCATCAACGAAGAGGAGGCCTCCCGTGTGCGCCAGATCTTCGAGTGGTACCTGGAAGGCCACTCCGTCCATGGCATCGTGGCGAAATGCGAAGACCTGGGTTGGCGCAACAAGCAGTGGGCAACCAAGAAGGGGAAGAGCTTCGGCGGCCACCCCATGCGGAAGTGCCACATCTACACGATGCTGGCGAACCCGCTGTACGCCGCGCGTATCCGCGCCGCTGACGAGATCGTCGCCGCCACCCACCCCCGGATCGTCGACGACAACACCTTCGACTTGGTCCAGCAGAAGTTGAAGGAGAACACGCGAAATCCCGGTGGCGAGCACCGGCCCAAACTCGAAGCTCTGCTGCGAGGCCTACTGTATTGCTCGTGCTGTGGGTCGGCTATGTCACCGAGCTACTCGTCGAGCAGGAACCGGCGGTACCGATACTACGTGTGCCTCCGCACGATGCAGCGGAACGGTGGCGGGTGTACAACGCGCGCCGTGTCCGCGCCGGTGATCGAGGACGCGGTCATTGAGAGCGTCCGACGGTTCGCGATGACGCCAGAGGTGATCGAAGCCACAGCGCGGGTCGCCCGCCAGCGGCTGGCCGAGGAACTAGGCCGGCATCGCGAGGAGTTGAAGGCGATCAACGTCCGCGTCCGAAACGCGAAATCGCAGCTCGTTCGGGCGAAGAACCTGGATGCCGCCCGCGAGGCCGCGCTCCGCGAAATCGTCTCCGCGGGAGAGGCCAAAGCGGAGCAACTCCGCCGCTTGGTGGAGCGAGGCGAACGGCTGCGGTTCGATGACCAAATGGTGCGCCAGCGCATGGCGACGTTTGACGAGGTCTGGAAGACCATGACGATCCAGCAGCAAGCGGCGCTGCTGCGCCAGTTGATCGAACGGGTCGGCTACGACGCCCGCGGCGAAAAAGTGAAGGTTACCTACAATTCGAACGGCATCCGGGAGTTCTGTAAAGGAGCGATAAAGTGAAGGACCGCTGCGAAGACGAGATCCCGCTCAAGTGGCCGGCACGGCAAGCGGCGGGAAGACCGAAGAAGACTGCCGCGCCGGCGCCGCCACGCATTCCGCGGATCACACGCCTTATGGCGCTGGCGATCAAGTTCCAGGAGATGGTCGATCGTGGCGAGGTTCGCGATTATGCAGAGCTGGCGCGCCTTGGATTCGTGAGCCGGGCACGACTAACGCAAATCATGAACTTAACCCTGCTTGCGCCCGACATCCAGGAGGAGGTTCTTTTCGGCTTAGCGGACGAACACTGCTTGATGGACCGAGGCGAAGCGACAATACGGCGCATCGTCAGCTTCACTTTATGGTCTGACCAGCGATACCGATGGAGGAGCCGGCAATAACCGTGTTCACCGTAGCAGCCTTCGACACGAGTGTTGCGCGCATAATATCATGGCGGTCTTGGACCCATCGCGCCGGAGCAGGGGCTTTTGTTCCTGTTTGGCAGGTGTGGTTTGCGCGAGTGGTCATGGGTGTCTACAATCCGCCAGTCGTCTTCAATCGGCTTCCAGCTTTTACGCTGGCTGGCCTTCTGCCGCCGTACTGCGGCAGCGATCCGACACAGCAGCAGTTACTGGCGCCCTATCCAACAACGGTGGAAGTGGTCGCCCAACACATGGGCGGGACCCCTGTCAGGAGCCAGATTCTGCAAGGATTTCTTGCGTTCCGCCAAGCACTCAACCAGGCCGGGATCTGTGACGGCTTCCAATGGCTTGACGGTAGCTTCGCCGAACTGATTGAGTTGCGAGAGCGCCGCGCCCCGCGGGATATCGACGTCGTGACTTTCTTCCGACGCCCGCCGCATGTGCGAAGCGATGCCGACTGGCTGGCATTTTTCAATTCAAATACTGCGCTTTTCGATCCGGTTGCGAATAAACAGCAGTTTCTCTGCGACACGTATTTTGTGGACCTGGACCTGGACCCGATGAGCATCGTGGCCCAAACCCGTTATTGGTACGGCCTCTTTTCACACAGGAGAGTGACTGGCGAGTGGAAGGGCATGTTGGAGGTTCCACTTCAGATCACGGCGGCGGATGCCGCAGCCGCAGCACTCCTGGCTCGAGGAGGCGCCCGATGATCCGCAAGATCGAGAGGGATCAGTTGACCGCCGAGATCGCCTCTATTGAGGCAATCCTCGAAACTCTGCCTGCGAACGACCCCGTCGGACGCCTCGGGTTTGAATCTCGCCTGAAGGAGCTACGAGCGCGACTCGAAGCCCTGACTACTGATGAGGACCGCCGGGCTGCTGTGGCTCTGTATTTCGGCGGCGAGCCCGTCATCGGCAGCAGAGGAATCCGCGCCGATTTCGGCTCAGCGATGATCGCCACTTATCAGGACCTCGTTGCCAAGGTGTGGGCGACTCTGCAAGGTGGCTCATTGCCCCTCCGGGGCCAGATTAAAGACCGGGACGCCGCGCAACTTCACATCACGAGCCTGGTCCATGGCTCGGTAGGGTTCCTGCTGGAAGAGATCGACGAGCAAGGCGAGCCACTCTTCCCTTCACCGGTAAGAGAGGCCACGCACAAGGTAACCGAGTACATGGAGCAGTTCACGGCCGAGGATGACCAGCCGTTCAACCGGATGGTGGAGGAGATCAATTCCCGCATCTTCGATTCACTGCGGGAATTCTTCAAATGGGTACACAAGGAACACGCGGTCTTCCGTTTGGTAGAAGGCGAAACGGACAGGAGCTTCGACGAGGTTGCCATTGAGCGGGCGTACACCCGGGCCGAGGCAACCGAGATTAGGGAAGAGGACATCCCTGTCGAAGGCGAGCTGATCGGGGTTGTTCCATACGCCCGCCGTTTCGAGTTCCGAACATCTCCCGGCAACGAACTGATTTCAGGGAAGGTAGCGGAGGGCTTCAGCGAGGCGTATCTGGAGCGAATTCACCGCGAGAAGGTTGTAGGTCAGAAATGGCAGGCTGTCCTTCGAAAGCGAGAAACCAAGAAGCCGGGGAGGATAATCCAGAGCTTTATCCTACTAGATATCAAAGAGTTGAAGCGGACGGACGAAACCAGGACTGATTAGGCACTTGACCTATCACATGATTTGTCACATAATCGGTTCATGCCCAAAGGCTCGCCCGTCGTCTTTGCTGCCGTTGTCAGAGAACTACGCCAACGCCTGAATCTTTCCCAAGAGAAATTAGCTGTTCAGCTCCGTGTGTCTCTGCCCACCGTCAGCCGTTGGGAAAAAGGGAAAACCGAGCCGGATGGGGCGGTGCGTCATGCCGTGGCGGAATTCGTCAGGTCGCTGGGACCGGAGTTTGCCGATCTGCACGTCCGCCTGACCGGGAAGGTAGGTGAAGCCACCCTCTCGGTTCCCGCGCCGCCCGTTGCTCGCCGAGGGCGGCGCAAACGGGAGGCGGAACCAGCCCCTCCCGCCAAGGGCAACGGTCAAGTGATGGACAACCGCTCGATGGAAACCCTGCTGTGGAAAGCAGCCTGTTCCATACGCGGCGAGAAAGACGCGCCGAAGTTCAAGGACTACATCCTGCCGCTGGTGTTCATCAAGCGGTTGTCGGATGTCTTCGAAGACGAAATCGCCCGGCTCACCGAGGAATTCGGCGATGAGGAAACGGCGCGCGCCGTGATTGAAGCCGACCCGTCGCTGGTCCGCTTCTACATTCCTCCTGAGGCCACTTGGCCGGTGGTCAGCGGCCGGAAGAAATTCGACTGGCCGGAGGATCGCAGGCCCAGAACTCTCGGCGAGCAGCTCACCACAACGATCCGCGCGATCGCCAAGGCGAACCCCAGCCTCCAGGGCGTCATTGACATCGTCGACTACAACGAGACGCGCAACGGCGAGCGGGAAATTAGCGACGAGGCGCTGGCGCGGCTGATCGAAACGCTCAGCGATCCGCGCTACCGGCTCGGTCTCAACGACGTGGAGCCGGATTTCCTGGGCCGCGCCTACGAGTACCTCCTGCGCAAGTTCGCCGAGGGCCAGGGGCAAAGCGCCGGCGAGTTCTTCACGCCGAAGGAGGTCGGCTGGCTGATGGCCCGGCTGATGGACCCCAAGCAAGGCGAAGAGGTCTATGACCCCTGCTGCGGCTCCGGCGGACTGCTCATCAAGTGCCAGTTGGTGCTCAAGGAGCGCGAGCAGAAGATCGACCGCCCGCTCAAGCTCCACGGCCAGGAACTGACCGGGTCCTCCTTCGCCATCGCCCGGATGAACATGGTGCTGCACGACATGGCCGGCGAGATCGTGCGCGGGAACACCATGAGCAACCCGAAGTTCCTGGACGACAGCCGGCTAAAGCGGTTCGACATCGTGGTGACCAACCCGATGTGGAACCAGGACAACTTCGACCCGAAGAGCTACGAGAACGACCCGTATGAGCGATTCGAGACCCGCGGCGGCTACGCGCCGGCGTCGAGCGCGGACTGGGCCTGGCTCCAGCACGTGGCGGCGTCCATGAAGGATCACGGCCGCGCCGCCGTGGTGATCGACACCGGGGCCGCCAGCCGCGGCAGTGGCAGCCAGGGCGAGAACAAGGAAAAAACCATCCGCCGCTGGTTTGTCGAGCAGGACCTGGTGGAAGGCGTCATTCTCCTTCCGGATAACCTCTTCTACAACACCACCGCCGCCGGCTTGATCGTCGTCTTGAACGCGGCGAAGCCCAGGAACCGGCGCGGGCAAGTGCTGCTGGTGAACGCCAGCGCAGAGTTCCGGAAAGGGCGCCCGAAGAACGAGCTCACCGAGGAGGGAATCCGCAAGATTGTCCAGTGCTTCCGCGAATGGAGGGATCAGGAGGGGCTATGCCGGGTGGCGAGCCAGGAGGTGATCGCGGAAGCGGACTACAATCTTTCGCCGTCGCGGTATGTCAGAGGGGCGGCGGAGACTCGAACAGGGGATGTGCAATCGATCCTTGATGACTTAGCTCGACTCAGAGAGGAGACAGCCTCGCTCGATGCGACGTTGGCGGATGTTTTCAGAGGCTTGGGATTCCAATGGGGGACGAGATGAGCGCGGCGCAGCCTTGGAACATAGCCACCGTGAGTCGGTTGTTTGAAGTGAGGTATGGGAAAGCCAACCCTGGTCGAGACGGAAAGGTCCCCGTGATCGGCTCGAGCGGAGTCTACGCATGGACAGATTCCCCCTTGGTCCGCGAGCCCACGATTGTGGTTGGGCGGAAGGGGAGCGCTGGCCAGGTATGGTTTATCGACAAGCCTTGCTTTCCCTCGGACACCACCTTCTACCTGGTTCGGAGACCCGATGCGGAGGTAGATTCTGAGTTCGCAGCATATGCTCTGCGCGCCCATGGTGTGGGAGCGAGCAACGACGTAATCCCGAGCCTCCAGCGTCACGAACTGGAGAACTGCGAGATCCCTTTCCCCGATCGAATTGAGCAACGAGCCATAGCGCGAATCCTCCGAAGCGTTGAGACAGCGATCAGAGTTGAAGCGGCGATCTGCGGCAAGCTGGCGGCGCTGAAGTCGGCGACGATGGCGAAGCTGTTCCGGGAGGGGCTGCGCGGCGAGCCGCTTAAGCAGACCGAGATCGGCGAGATCCCGGAGAGTTGGGAGGTGGTGCGCATTGGGGACCACTGTACCCGCATGAACTACGGAACTTCGCAGCGTTGCACAACGCAGCTGGCGACCACTCCCGTACTTCGGATTCCGAATATCATCCATGGCACCATCGAAACCAGTGATCTCAAATATGCTCAACCGGGTGATCTGACGGACAAGGAGATTGAGAAGCTTCGACTGGAACCCGGAGACTTGTTATTTGTCAGAACGAACGGAAATCGCGAATATACTGGTCGCTGCGCCGTTTACGAAGGCCGTCCAGAGGGAGCATTGTTCGCATCCTACCTGATCCGCGTGCGGCTCTCGGGCGACGTTTTGGTGCCTCATTTCGTTCAACAGTTCCTCTCCGAGGTTGGCCGTGAACAGATCGCTGGACGCGCGAACCCGGCAGCGGACGGAAAATTCAACATAGATACAAGCATTCTCCGGAGTCTTGCGATCCCCCGGCCACCTAAGAGCGAACAGCAGGAGATTATCTCGATTCTTGCGGCGCTTGACGAGCGGAGACGCCTTGCCCAAGAGAAGAGCGCTGCACTTCAGCGCCTTTTCTCAAGTCTTCTGCACGCCCTCATGACCGGCGCGATCCGCGTCAAGAACCTCGACATGGCGGAGGTAAGCCATGCCTAGCATATCGAGCGAACGCGCCACGGTCCAGAACCCCCTGGTCGAATACGTCCAGGAGATCGGCTGGGCCTACGTCTCCCCGGACCAGGCCCTGACGCTCCGGCGCGGCGAGAGCGGAACGCTCTTCTACCAGACGCTACGCGACAAGCTGATCAGCCTGAACCCTGGCGTGGTTACCGTCGCGAACGCCGATGAGATCGTCGCGCGCATCGAGAGCGTCCGAAATAACATCGAAGGCAATGCCGAGGTGCTGGCATGGCTGCGCGGCGAACGGTCCGTGTACGTGGAATCGGAGAAGCGGCAGCGGAACGTTGCGCTGATCGACTTCGAGCATCCGGCTGAGAACGTCTTTCAGGTGACCGGCGAATGGCAATATACGAACGGGAAGTTCCGCAACCGCGCCGACGTCGTGTTTGTGATCAACGGCATCCCGGTGGCGCTGGTTGAAACGAAGAGCGCCGTGAAGAAGGAGGGGATCGAGGAGGGCATCACCCAGATCCGGCGCTACCATCGCGAGACGCCCGAGCTGGTGACGGCGCCGCAGATCTTCGACGTGACGCACCTGATCGACTTCTACTACGGCGTCACCTGGAACCTGGACCGCAAGAGCCTGTTCAACTGGAAGGACGAGGAAAAAGGCAACTTCGAGCGCAAGGTGAAGCGCTTTTTCGCGCGGGAGCGGTTTCTGCGGTTCCTGGAGTCCTGGATCATTTTCTACAAGAAAGACGACGAGCTCAGGAAGATCGTGCTGCGGCAGCACCAGACGCGCGCGGTGGAAAAGGTGGTCGAGCGGGCGCTCGACCCGGAAAAGCGCACCGGCTTGGTCTGGCACACGCAGGGTTCGGGCAAGACCTTCACGATGATCAAGGCCGCCGACCTGATCCTGCGGCACCCGGCGTTTGAGAAACCGACGGTCATCCTGCTGGTGGACCGCAATGAGCTGGAAAGCCAGCTATTTGCGAACCTGGCGGCCTATGGCCTGGCGCCCGAAATCGCCCGCTCGAAGCAGCACCTGCGCGAGCTGTTGCGGTCGGACTACAGGGGCCTGATCGTCTCGATGATCCACAAGTTTGACAAGGCCGACGCCGATCTGTGCACGCGGGAGAACGTGTTCGTCTTGGTGGACGAGGCGCACCGCACCACCAGCGGCGACCTGGGCAACTACCTGGTGGCCGCCGTGCCCAATGCCACCATGATCGGTTTTACGGGCACGCCAATCGACCGAATCGCCTACGGCAAAGGCACCTTCAAGGTCTTCGGCAAGGACGACGAGAAGGGCTATCTCGATAAGTACTCGATTGCGGAGTCGATTGAGGACGGAACCACGCTGCCGTTGAACTACACGCTCGCGCCGAACGACATCCGTGTGCCTCGCGAGCAGCTGGAGAAAGAGTTTCTGGACCTGGCCGAGGCGCAGGGGATCAGCGATATCGAGGAACTGAACAAGATCCTGGACCGCGCCGTGAACCTGAAGACGTTCCTGAAGGCTGAGGATCGCGTCGACAAGGTGGCTCGGTTCGTGGCGCAGCACTTCCGGGAAAACGTGGAACCGTCGGGCTACAAAGCCTTTTTGGTGGCAGTGGACCGCCAAGCCTGCGCTTTGTACAAGAAGGCTCTGGACAAGTACCTGCCGCCCGAGTATTCCACCGTGGTATACACGTCGGCCCACAACGACGATGAGATTCTGGCGCAGTACAAGCTGAGCGAGGACGAGGAGAAACAGGTCCGCCGGGCGTTCATCAAGCGCGATTCAGTGCCAAAGATCCTGATCGTGACCGAGAAACTGCTCACGGGCTTCGACGCGCCGGTCCTGTATTGCATGTACCTGGACAAGCCCATGCGCGACCACACGCTGCTTCAGGCCATCGCGCGGGTGAACCGGCCTTACGAGGACGAGGATGGCATCAAGAAGCCGGCCGGCTACGTGCTCGACTTCGTCGGCATCTTCGAGAAGCTGGAAAGCGCGCTGGCGTTTGACTCCGATGTGGTGGGCAGCGCGATCCAGAACATCGACGTCTTGAAGACGCGCTTCGTCGTGCTGATGGAACAGTCGAGGCGGTTCCTGGAGCTTTGCGCGGGCCCGATTGACGACAAAGCCGTGGAGCGGGCCATCGAGGTATTTGAGGACAAAGAGCGTCGGGAGAGCTTCTACAAGCTGTTCCAGGAACTGGAGACGCTTTACGAGATCATCTCGCCGGACGTGTTCCTGCGACCGTACATCGAGGATTACGGGAAGCTGTCCGCCCTATATCAGATCGTCGTCAACGCGTTCTCGAAGAAGGTAGCGCTAATCCGGGACCTGATGAAGAAGACCGAGGATCTGGTGAAGCGGACGGCGATCGGCACGGGGCTGGACACGGTGATGAAGCCGGTCCGCATTGACGAGAACACGCTGAAGGCGCTGAAGTCCTCTGATGGCGGCGAGCCGCCGAAGGTGATCAACCTGGGCAAAAGCCTGTTGGCCACCGTTAGAGAGGAGGGCGAGCAGCAACCGTTTCTGATCCCGATCAGCGAACGGACCGAGGCGATTCTGGAGGCCTATGACGACCGGCAATTGAGCACTCAATCGGCGCTCGAGCAGTTGGCGCGGCTGATGGAGGAATATCTACAGGCCAAGCGGGAGCGGGAGAAGACCGGGTTTGACATCAACACGTTTACGCTGTTTTGGCTGCTGAAACAGGCCGGCGCGCCGGACCCTGGCGGGCTTGCGCCCAAGGTGGAGGCAGCGTTCCGGAAGTATCCCAACTATCGGGAAAACGTTGCTGAGGAGCGGCAATTGAAAGCCGAGCTGTACAAACTGGTCCTGCCGGCCGTGGGCAAGGAAGCGATGGTCACGGTGGTGAAACGCATGCTGGAGTTACCGCGGTCGTGAGGGAAGCGAAAGAGGACGCCAAGGCGCGGATGCGCGAAGAGATCCGGCAATGGGCAGAGAAGATCGGGGTCAGGCCGAAGAGGGTTCAGATCCAGCGGATGACTCGGAAGTGGGCTTCGTGCTCGGAGACGGGCCGCGTTTGTTTCAGCACCGACCTGCTGGACGAAGCGCCGGATTTTCGTGAGGTTGTGATCGTGCATGAACTCCTGCACCTCCAGGTGCCGAACCACGGCAAGCTGTTCAAGAGCCTGATGAACGCGTACCTGCCAGGATGGGAGGCGCGAGTGCAGGGGCGGGGCGGTCAGATTTGCAGCTCCACGCGGACGCGCGAGAGAGGAGGACGCCACCAATGAACTTGACTGACGAACAAAAAGACCTGTTGAAGTCTGTGGTTGCGGTCTACGAGTCCGGAGACAAGTCCCAGTTCATCGTTGTCCGGACGATGACGGGATCTTCCCTCGTTTATGCCGGAGGTCATCCGTCTGTCGAAATCTTGGCCGACGACGCTGACTTTGAGCAACTCGAGCGCGAGGGATTGCTAACCCTCACACGGAACTCGCAGGGCTCCCTGTGCGGCAAGCCGACGCAAGCAGGGATCGACGCGGTCAGGGCGGATTTCGCGAAGACTCCCAAGCCGGTTGAGTTTGTTGGTGACGGAGATCCTGCTACGATCCGGACGGTTGTATCTTTCTTGGAGAGAAACAACCTCGCCTTCGAAGCCAAGGCGATTCAACACGCGACTCAGCTGGCGGTTCACGACGGACCGGGCACCGTCTGTGTAAGCGTGTTCAAGAGCGGGAAGATCGTCGTGCAGGGCAGTCCAGGCAGACTTCTCGACCTCCTGAACAAGATGAAAGACGCGCTCGCAGGAGGCGTCGCCCCAGGTACCGTGTTGCCCTTTGAGATCGAACGCTTTCCGGATCGAATTCGAGAGAAGATTCCGGATTGCGACCCCGTCACAGTCCGCTTCGTCGAGGAGGCGATCACCTGTTTCAAGTCAAATGCCCTGTTGGCGACGGCCTTTATGCTGGGAGCCGCCTCCGAACGTGCAGTCAATCTGTTGATCGAGTGCTACGCAGACGCCATCGCCGACCAGGGGAACCGGGACAGGTTCCGCAGCCGAATCAACGGCCGGACGATCTCGGCGAGGTATGACGAGTTCAAGAAGTCGTACGCGGGGTGCAAGAGCAGACCAACCGACGGCGTGCTGGCGCAGGATTTGGATACCGTGATCGGCCAAACCTTTCAGTTCTGCCGGATCACGCGGAATGAAGTCGGCCATCCCCAGATTGTCCCCGATTTGGACGCGGGCGTGATCCTGGCAAACCTGGGAAATTTCGTGACGTACATCGAGCGGATCTACGCGTTGATGCGCCACTTTCAGAACGGCGGAGTTGTTGTGTAACCCTGACAGGCCAGATTGCCTCAATAGATTCGCCCCTTCTTCGCCTGCTAGAATCTAGATCGGTTGTGCTCCAGGCCGCCTGCCTGACGCTGCTTCGACGGGGCTCGACCTGCTGCCACGAGCCACCCAACTCGTTGAGGTGATTGCATATGGCGCTCAAGCTCAGATACTTCTCTCATCCGGACATGCTGAGGCAGTTCGAGCCCAGCATCCTGCTCCGGATCGTGCAGACCGCCGAGGCCTTCTTTGCCTCGAAGGACTTTCCTATCCCATCTCCGAACAACGGTGACGACATCGACTATGAGGCCTTGGCCGGCATCCTCGCCGACCCGGATGAGGAGATGCCCGGCGATCTGGTCGACGGGCTGTACCTTATCAGCGAGTTGGGAAACGAAGCATGTTTCGACGACCTCCTTCAGGTGGCAGGCGAGGCGGACATTCCGGTCGGCGAGGAGGTGACACCTCAAGACCTGGCCGCGCTGATCTGGCTGACCAGGCCGCGGCTGCTACAGCAGAAGGCCCAGGAGAGCAATTTCGAGCGCCGGAAGACCTTCGAGAGCTTTGCCCCAGCGGACCCGGCGATGGTGATCGACCCTGCCGAATTGCCGCAGGATCTGGGAGATCTGGAGGCGGCGCTACGGGAGTACTTTCGCGGCAAGAAGAAGGGGCGCCGGTGCCGGGTGTTCCGCAAGAACACGCCCGACGCCATTCACTTCTACGTCCAGCACGGCCAAGCCTGCCGCCGGGAACCAAGCGTCAAAGGGGAGGAGTCGACCTGCACATTCTTCCGGCCCGAACGAACGGACGTGGTCATCCTTGACACCGCCAACCCGGAGCTCCGAATCAACAGCGCCTCGGCGCCGGACATGCGCAAGTACCGCGAATTGTTCGGATTGCATCTGTTCGGAAGCGCCGAAACCTTCCGCTACGCTGACAAGTACAACCTGGAGCCGCTCAGGAAACTGGGGCAGGCGTCGCTTGAGTGCAGCGATTTCGCGGATCTCGAATCGGCCCACCTCACGGAGCTGGAGATGGATTGGGGCGGCGCGTTCAACAACAGGCAAGTGGAGAAAGCCGACGATGTGTTCATGGCGCTGGAGATTCGCCAAACGACTATCCCGCCGCAGCCCGCGCTCAAGAGGGCCAAGATCAAGGTGAAGCTGAAGGGCGTCAAGAAGCCACGGGTGTTGTCGCTGGTGGCGGGGAACAAGTCGGGGTACCCCCGGGGTGAGGAGTCAGCGCTATTTGAGGATTGGCTGCGGGCCCGGGAGTTCATCGTCTACGGTAAGCGGGCCTATGAGGAAGCTGCATAGGCTTTGGCGGACGCTGGAGAATATTCCGGGACTGCTCGCGGTGCTGGAGGTATGGCGGCAGGAATGCGGGGAGGACTTTCATTTCGCCGCGAGTTACCTGCGTCCTACGGACAGAGTAGGGACCCAGTATCCATGTCCAAACTCCTTCGAGGGGTGCCCACGAAGGATCATTGACTATGGTGATGACGAGTTCGCCGCTGTTTGCCAGGATGAGCACCGGCGGTGTGACCGGATGCTACTGACAAGGCGAGAAGTCCTCATCTACTCCCTCGATCTGGCGGGCTTCCTCGATCCGGTGCTACGCGCGGCGGCCATTCGGCCGCAAACGCTGAGTCAATGCGCTCCGGGCCTCTGGGCAGCAGGTTTGTCTGATCAACCCCACGCGCGGAATCTTCCCGTGTACTTTCTGCTGGCGCACTCGACAAACGTCTTCGATGCGGCCTCGGCGCAACTACTGCTGAACGTCAAGGGCTCCTTCCAGCTTGTGCTTCCGACGAACCGGCTCCGCACCGTAGAGTTCGAGTCGCGCCTGCGTGAACGCCGTGCGGAATGCATTTGTTTGGAAGACCAGATAGCCGTGGATGAGCAGGGCGAATTCCATTTTGCGGGCGTTACGGAGACGCGAGCCGTAGCTGACGACAGAAAGGGCCCAGTTCCGCGTTCTGTTGGTAGTGACGAGGCGGTGCAGGCGGTACGGGAATACATCCGGGCACGAGTGATCTCTCTGACGGAATTCAGCATCCAGGCCGGCGTCACCGAGCGTACGTTGCGGAAATTCTTCAAAGAAGGGACGATGCGCCGCTCCTCCTTTGAGCAGATGGCAAAGTCCATGGGCCTGTCTTCGCAGGATCTTCTCGAAGGACGGCTTCCCGCTTCGATCAAGGCTTCGCGGCCTTGATGAATCTTCCGGATTTCTTCCGGATTTCTTCCTCGTAGCTTCGTATCGGAAAAACGGCATCCACGGCAATCTCGATGTAGAGGTTGCGGGAAACACCCCGCAGCAAACATCGAGATGAGGCTGAACACAGCACAACGACTCCTCAACGAACACGAAGTAGCGAGTTCTTGCTCGATCAGTGTGTTGACGCTGCGCAAGTGGCGTAGTCAGAAGCGCGGCCCGCAGTTCGTGAAGATCGGCGCGCTGGTCCGGTATCGCCCGGAAGACGTAGACGCCTGGATCGCGGAGCAGAAAGCGCAGCAGGATGTCGCCCGCCCAGAGGTGGCTCGATGAACCGCCCGACATCGACTCGCAATCTGCTGCCCTCAGAGCGCACCTTTGTGACTGCCATGTCGCACTTGGGCTTCGGGCGGTTCGAGTACCTGCGCATCGAGCATGGCGAACTGGTCTTGGATCCTTGGCCGACCGTCGTGCGCGATGTGAAGTTCGGCTCACAGGATCCGGGCGCTTCGAAGATTCCGCCAGACGAGTTTGAACTAAAGCCTCAAGTGGCGGAGCTGTTCGAGTACGTGCGCTCGGTGGACGCCGGTGAGATCCGGACGCTCGAGATCAAGCACGGTCTGCCCTTCTCCATGGAAATCGAGATGGCTGGAGGGCGCCGCCATGCGTAAACCGGCATTGGAACACGCTCTGCCACTCGCCTTGCGCGCCGTCCAGGTGCGCGGTGCGGCGGCGGTGGCTGCTGGGTGGACGGCAGCCGCCGATCGCGAAGACCTCGAGCAGGAAGCCGTCTTGGGACTCTGGATGGCTTTGCGGCACTACGACGCCTCCCGCGCCAGCCTCCGGACTTTTCTTGAGCGGGTGGCGGACAAGCGGTTTGCCTCTCTGCTGCGGCGCCGCCGGAATCCTGTTGTGATGGAGCGTCTCGACAGCCACCATCTCTCCACGGCCGACGGCATTCCGGCTGTCCAATTCCACGTCGACTTCGAGCGCGTCCTCGCGCCCCTCGGCGATTCCGACCGGACGCTCGCCCTCCTGCTGGTCGACCACGGACCTACCGAGATCAGCCGAATGCTCGGTATCGCCCGGTCCACCGTCTACGCCCGCATTGCGCGGCTCCGCCAGGCGTTCGTCGATGCCGGCTACGGCGCAGCGGCTTCAAAGGGAGGCTCGCGGTGAGGCATTCCCTGAAAATCGTGGACATTCCCTGCGACCAGATCCGCATCGGCGAGCGGCACCGCAAGGAAATGGGGGACCTGAAGGTTCTGGCCGCCAGCATCGCGACCGTGGGACTGCTCCACCCGCCGGTGATCACCAAGGAGGGCGTGCTGATCTGCGGGGAGCGGCGCCTCCTCGCGATGCGCGACATCCTCGGTTGGAAGACGATCCCGGCGATTGTGCTGGAGGTGTCGAGCATCGTCGAGGGCGAATACGCCGAAAACGAGATCCGCAAAGATTTCACCCCCTCGGAACGCGTCGCCATTGGGAAAGCCGTTGAAGCCGAGATCGGCAAGCGTCAGGGCCAGAGAACCGACCTCGAACCTGTGGAAGATCTTCCACAAGTTCCGCCCGGAACCAAGACCCGCGAGTTCGCGGCCGAGAAAGCTGGTTTCGGCAACGCGAGGACTTATCAGCAGGCCAAGAAGGTGACCGAGATTGGGGCACCCGAACTGGTGGCGGCGATGGACGCTGGCGACGTATCGATCGACGCCGCAGCCATCATCGCCCAGGAACCGCCGGAGGCGCAGCGCGAGATCGTGCAGATGCCGGCCGCCGTGCGCCGCCAGATCGTGCGCCAACTGCGCGAGGCCAGCGAACTCCCCTCCACCGCGGAAGCACGGCGGATCGCGCGCGAGACGGGCATGCTCGTCGCCGACCGCACGGGGCGGTACCGCTCCGGCGCCTCGGATGAGGAGCGCGAGGCCGCCAAAGAAGATCTTGATGCCATCTGGGCGGTGACGCGTGCCGTCCTGGCGCTGGCCGACACGCCGCTTGATCCTGTTGAACTCGCATCGCGGCTCGAGTATTGGCACTGCCCGGGCATCCGTGCGAAATCGCCGGCCGCCCTTGACTGGCTCCATTGCTTTGAGGAGGCAATTCGTGAAAAGACCGAGATTTCATGATTCGGAACTGTCGCGCCGGATCGACGAGGTGATCCTGGCGCACCTGGAGACCCGCGAGCCCACGGCGGACGAGGTCAGCGCGGAGGTGCTCGAGCGTTACGGGGACCTGGTGAACGAATACGGCCGCGAGCTTGCCGTGGCGCAGGTGCGATCGATCGTTTCCGACCGCATGAAGAAGACCCTGGCGACCCGGAAGGGGCGTGCGCTGCAGCTCCGGCTCGATATGCGCTTCGGCGCGCTTGAGCCCGAGTCGGCGCTCACTTTCCGCGATGACCGTGGAGCCATCCGCTACGTGGCCACCGCACGGGCCACCGAGGAGCACCACCGGCGCTACATAGCGCTGCTGCGGGAACAGATCGAAGCCGACACGGCGCGCCTGAAGGTGGCCGAGTGGTTCTATGCCTGGCTCGAGCCGGCGTTCGCTGCACATCCGGGGATCACGACCGCGGAAGCGATGGCATTGCTCGCCCCCGAAGGTCAGGCGGCATAGGGAATGGTGGCCATAAACAAACGACTCATTCGGGATGAACTGCGTCTGGCAGATCTCCGTGCGCAGGAAGAGGAGATCGCGGCGCGACCCGTCCGGGGAGTGAGCGCGTTCTCCGGCCTTCGCACCACGCCGTGGCGGCATCAGCGGGAAGCCGTCGCTTTCGTCCGCGGCCTGTACCGGCGCGGCAAACGGGGCGCCATGATCGCCGCCGTGATGGGCACGGGCAAATCGGCGATGACCGTTTACCTGTGCGTGGAAGAGGGGTTCCAGATAATTCTTATCCTCTGCCCATTACGGGTGGTGCAGGTATGGCGGCCTCAGTTCGAGATGCACTCGAACGTCGCGTTCCTTGTGGCCCCCTTGGATGATGTCTTCGGCAGCGTTCGCGCCAAGCGGGCGGAGGCGGAGCGGCAGATTGCCCTGGCTAAGGCTCGCGGCGTGCCCGCGGTGGTCGTCATCAACTACGACAGCGCCTGGCGCTCGCCATTTGCAGAGTGGGCCCTAGAGCAGAAGTGGGATCTGGTTGTCGCTGACGAAATTCACCGCTGCAAGGCACCCGGCGGCAAGGCGAGCCGGTTCCTGGCTCGGCTCGGTCATGCGGCGCGATTCCGGCTCGGGTTGTCCGGCACACCGATGCCGCACTCCCCGCTCGACGTTTACGCCTACTTCCGCTTCATCGACCCGTCCATCTTCGGCTGGAGCTTCCACAAGTTCCGGCAGCATTACGCCGTCATGGGCGGATACCAGAATCACCAAGTCGTCGACTACCGGAATCTCGACGAGCTGAACCGGAAGTTCTACTCGGTCACGTACGCCTGCGGCAAGGACGTCCTTGATCTACCTGCCGAGGTCCACATCACCTACACCTGCCAGCTTGGCGCGGAGGCCCGCAAGGTTTACCGTTCGCTCGAACGTGACCTCATCGCCGAAGTGCAGGCCGGGGAGGTGACCGCAGCAAACGCCCTCGTGAAGCTACTGCGGCTCCAACAAATCACCGGCGGCTACATCCGCACCGATGACGGGTACGACGTGCAGATCGACTCGGCCAAGATGAACCTCCTGCGCGACGTGCTGGAAGACATCGCGCCCGACGAACCCGTGGTCGTCTTCTGCCGGTTCCACAAGGATCTCGAAGCCGTGAATCGTGTCGCCGACGAAACAGGACGCCGGTCGCTCGAGTTCTCTGGCCGCGTAGACGAGCTGAAACGCTGGCAGCTGGGTGAGGCGCCTGTCCTGGCCGTGCAGATCGATTCGGGTGGCGTCGGTGTCGATCTGACTCGGGCCCGCTATGCAATCTATTACTCCCTGGGGTTTTCGCTCGGCTCCTATGAGCAAAGCTTGGCTCGCATCCACCGGCCCGGTCAGACGCGGCCGGTCGAGTACATCCACTTGCTCGCCGAGGGCACCGTCGACGAGAAGGTCATGGCCGCCCTGACGCGACGCGCCGACGTCGTCAACACCGTTCTCCAGCAGATCAAAGGACTCCCATGAACACCGATGAACTGAAACGCTTCGTCGCGCTCGAAGAGCGCCGCCGGCGGCTCGAGACCGAGATCGAAACAGTCAAGGCCGAGGCCGCCGAACTCGAAGGACGCCTGCTCCCGCAGTTTGAGCAGAGCGGCATGGAACGCGTCGCCATCGACGGGCGCACCGTGTATGTCGAGCGCAAGCTCTGGGCCAAGGCCAAGGACGGCGACAAGCCGGCTGTCTGCAAGGCCCTGAAACGGTGCCGCCTCGGCGACTACGTCGAGGAGACCTTCAACACCAATTCCCTCAGCGCCTACGTCCGGGAACTCGACCGCGAGGGGCGGGCTTTACCACCATCCCTAGCCGCAGTCCTGGACGTGAGCGAGGTTTTCAAACTCAGAACAAGGAGAAGCTAACCATGGCAAGCAAGGAACTCGTGAAGAAGAACCAAGTAGCCGCGATCAGCCCTTTCGTTGTATTCCAGACGCCTGTCGGCGAGATCCGCGACGCGGTGGCGGCCAACCTCGGGGACAGCAGCATGAGCGCCACCGACTTTGAGCGCATCAAGATTCCGGCCGGTGGCGGCACGGCCTGGACACTGCAAACCCTCGACGGCGAGGAGATGGTGAAGGAACTCGCCGGCATCATCGTCGCCTGGCGCGACACGCGCGCCTACTGGAGCGTGCCGCTCGAACAGTCGGACGGGAACATGCCTCCGGACTGCTACTCGCTGGACGCCAGGACGGGCGCCGGCAAGCCGGGCGGCGACTGCCACAAGTGCCCCTTCGCGCAGTTCGGCAGTGATCCGAAGGGCGAAGGCCAGGCGTGCAAGCTCGTGCGGCAGTTGTTCTTCGTGCGAGAGGAGAATCTGTTGCCGGAGATCGTGAGCCTGCCTGCAAGTTCGGTCAAGCCGGCGCGCCAATATTTCATGCGACTCGCATCGAAGGCCGTACCCTGCTACAGCCTGATCACCAAGATCGGCCTCGAGAAGACGAAGAACGCGCAGGGCATCGTCTATTCGCGAGCGACGTTCACCTCGGGCGGCCGGCTCTCACCGGAACAGGCCGCGCGCATCAAGGAGTATGCAGCAATGCTCAAGCCGTTCCTCGAATCAGCCCCCTCGGCCCCGACCGCGCGCGACGTGCAGACTACTGAAGCCGAAGGCGAAGTGATCTGAATCCCTCCGCATACCGATGCAAGCCGATGCGCAAGCCATTCGCACGTATATCGAACGGGTTCACGGGGGCGACCCTCCGGGCTGGCTCATCCTGTGGACCCGCCAGGACAAGGTGACGCGGGCCTTCGACCTGCGGCAACAGGGGGCCTCGGCAGAAGCCGTCGAGTACGCCATGCGCCGGGCCGCTGCTTCGGATGTCTACGCGGCGATTGGGCTTCAAGCCAAGGCGCCGCAGCGTGGCAGCCGGGGCAAAGAGGACGGCGTCATCGCGCTGCCGGGTTTATGGGCCGATATCGATATCCGCGGCCCGGCGCACAAAAGCTCGGAACTTCCTAAGACGGAGGCGGAAGCGCTCTCGCTGATCGAGGCCGCGGGTCTGAAGCCGTCGATTGTTGTGCGCAGCGGCTTCGGTCTCCAGGCTTACTGGTTGTTCCGCGAGCCATTCCTGATCGAAACCGAAGACGAACGCCAAATGCTGAAATCGCTCTCGCGGCGGTTTCAGCAGATGTTGCGGTTGAGCGCGAGGTTGCGCGGCTGGACGATCGATCCCACGGCGGACCTCTGCCGCGTGCTCCGCGTGCCCGGCACGTTCAACCACAAGCTCGCGGCCGACGTGCGGCAGGTAACAGCGGAGTATTTCGATTGGAGCTATTCGCTCGACGATTTGGGAGACATGCTCGCTGGCATCGACGATCCGGGAGCAGGTGGCCCGCCTGTGGCACCCGTCGACCTGCCGGCAGCCAAGCTGCCACCGATCCTCGACGGGTGTGCCTGGATGCGCCACTGCCAGGAAAATGCGGCGACCCTGGCGGAACCCGAGTGGTACCGAATGCTGACCGTGGTCGCCCGCTGCGAGGACGCCGAGCGGTGGGCGCATGAGCTGAGCCAGACCTACCCGAAGTACTCCCGGCGCGAGACGCAGCGCAAGCTCAAGCAGGCATCTCGCGAGCAGGTCGCGCCCGTCACCTGCGCCTACGTCGAATCTGATCTCGGTGGCGCGCGGTTCTGCGACGCATGTCTGTTCCGCGGCAACGTGAACTCGCCCATCGCCATTGGGCGGCTGGACTTGGACGGCGACGCCGACGAAACCCCGCTACCGGAGGATGCGGAGCCAGGGGCTGGAGAAGAACCCGCCCCGCCGTCCCTGGCGGTTGCAGCCACGGCTTCCGTCGAGCATTTTACGGATCTCGGCAACGCCAAGCGCTTCGCGGCCCGCTACCGCGACCGTCTCCTGTACTGCGAGAAGTGGACACGCTGGTTCGAGTGGGACAACATGCGCTGGCGCGAGGACGAGACGCTCGAAGTCTACCGTCTGGCCGCCCTGATGATTCGAAGCCTGTACCCGCTCGCCAAGCGAATCCGCGATGTCGAAGAACGACAGGCCTTCCTCAAACATCTTGCGCGGTCGGAGTCCTTCCGAGCGCAGACGGCTCTGATCAACCTCGCCAAAGCCGACCCGGCTTTCGCTGTCCGACCCGCCGACCTGGACCGTGATCCCTGGCTGTTAACCATCGAGAACGGCACGCTCGACCTGCGCACTGGCAACCTGCGCCCGCATGATCAACGGGACCGCATCACCAAACTGGCGCCGGTGCGCTACGATCCCACAGCATCCTGCCCCAACTGGCTCGAGTTCCTGCACATGGTCATGGGCGGCAATCAGCGGCTCGTCTCGTTTCTTCAGCGCGCCTTCGGCTGCTGCCTCACCGGTATCACCTCGGACAAGGCCATGTTCATCCTCTACGGCGCGAGTGGTGACAACGGCAAGTCCACCATGGTCGACGTGATCCAACAGTTACTAGGCGACTACGCCGTACGCACGCCTACCGAGACCTTCCTGCGCAAGAAGGACGGAGCAATCCCGAACGACATCGCCAAATTGAAAGGCGCACGCTTTGTGTGGGCTTCCGAGAACGAGCGCGGCTCGCGGCTCTCGGAGTCGCTGATTAAGGAGATGACCGGCGGCGACAAGCTCTCGGCGCGGTTTATGCGGGGCGAGTTCTTCGAGTTCTATCCGGAGTTTAAGCCATGGCTGGCGACGAACCATAAACCGCAGGTCCGCGGCGATCGCGCGCTGTGGAACCGCCTGAAGCTCATCCCTTTCCATGTGACGATCCCCAAGGAACGCCAGAAGCCGCGCCATGAGGTGATGGCGATGTTCCGGCGGGAGTTTTCGGGCATTTTGAACTGGGCGCTTGAAGGATGCGTCGAATGGCAGCGCAACGGTTTGGGCATTCCGGAGGAGGTCGTGGCCGCCACGCGCGAGTATGAGGCTGAACAGGATACCTTCGCGATGTTCCTCGAAGAGAAGTGTGTGCGTGCGCCTAACGCGCGCGCGCTGTCACTGGCCCTGTACCGCGAGTACAAATCTTGGGCCGAACAATACGGCGAGTCGCCGGTCAGCCACAAGATGTTTGCCTCGTTCATGAGCGAACGGGGGTTCGAGAAGACGAAAACCATGAAAGGCGCGCTGTACTCCGGTGTGGGACTGCGCACCGAAGACTACTACGACACCCAGCGCAGTGCAACGCCGCCGCGGCAAACTCACCTGGTCCAGGACGAGGAAGGGGAGGAAGTCTGATGACGGATCCGTCATGCCTTGATCACGGAAGTCTTTTATTATCAACAGACCATTCTGGATATGACGGGTTATGACGGATAGAACCTATTATCCGCGTTACACGAAAAGAGAACCCATGGCCTTATACACGTATAGAGCTTATATAGGAGAACCCGTCATAACCCGTCATCCGTCATGCCTCACGACAACGAGGACCAGCCATGGACGTTGAGGCAGTGCTGGACCGGCTGATGGATGCCGGCGTTTCCGTCTGGTTGGATCACGAGGGTAAGCTGCGCATCGACAAGGGTGCGCCGGAGGACATCAAGCAGCTCGTCCGTGAGCACAAACAGGAGTTGATCGACGTGCGCCGGGCGCAGGATTTCATGAACCGCGCCGGCATCAGAATCATCCGCCTGCCGCTAGGCCATCTCGCCCTCGCCTATCCGCCCCGCACGGACATGGACGAGCTGCGTTGGGCAGCGGGAATGTTGCGAATGGACTCGATGCCCCTGGTCATCAACGACGAGGACTGCGAGTGGATCAGCCCCGAGGAGTGGCGGCGGCGCCAGGTCGCCAGAATTTTCGAAGGGTACCGGCGCGAGCGGCTGAGAACGGCGACGGCGGAAGCCGAGGAGCAGCCGATCCTTCGGAGGCGGCGAGCATGACCACGGAACGAGCCATCGTTAAGGCGATTCTGGCGTACATGAACGGTCTCCCATGCTGCCTGGCGCGCAAGCGCTGGGGTGGAGGCATGGGCGTGGCGGGCGATCCCGACATCGACGCCTGCATCCGAGGCCGTAGCGTGCAGATCGAGGTGAAGAGACCGGGCGAGAGGCCGACGTTGTTGCAGTTGAAGCGGATCGAGGAGTGGCGGCGGGCCGGGGCGGTTGTGGCCGTAGTCAACAGCGTCGCGGACGTGCGTCGGTTGCTCGAAGAAAATTGCCTGCTGGACCGGACAAATAAGCCAGATGCAGCGTACATAGTAAGCGAGCAACGAGAGACGGGACTCTCGTAAAACTCCTTCCCTGGCGCATCAGTACTCCACGTGTCTTCCAAGAACCAACAGATCCCGCTGTACGCCGCCGACGGTACCTCGCTCGGCTACCGCACGTTAGAGGCGGCCAAGCGATTGATCGAGGGCGGCTATGTAAAGCCGTCGTATGGGCGCAAGGGCCACCTAAAGGCGATCTGGCTGCGGCGGGAGGACGGCAGCAGCCCGATCCAAGCACATGCAAGGGCGGGGACTCGCTACAGCTTCATCCAGAACCTCGAACATGGGCGCTGCTGGAAGCTCCGGAAACTCGACCGCTGCGATGAAGATGGGATGCCGTTCTCGACGCGGGGCATTTTCCTGCAAGTGGTGACCGAGTGCCTCGTAGTCCGGTGAAGCAGCGCAAGAAACAGGTCGGCGGCCGATATCTCGCCAAGGTTCGCGGGGCGTTCTACAGAGTCGTCAAGATCCCGCGCCCGCAAGGGGACGTTCAATGTGTCCCGAATGCGGCAGCCTCGAAGTAACCATCGAGGAGTACGACTTCGGCACCTGTCCGCTGACCGGCTACCACGATGCCGGCGAGCGGTTTCGCTGCCGTGCCTGTGGCGCGACGGGCGACGTGGACGACCTCGTACCGGTCGAGACGACACCAATTCGATCTCCGTTGGGTCCTCGGAACGGCCGCGCGGCGGCGGGTGGCGCGATTGCACGCTGCGGCCAGCGTTCGGGCTGAATTTCAGGTTGACAGGTTGACACTTTGGTTGACGCTGCGGTGACGAGGCTAGCGCAGCGAATCGAACTCTGGCCGATCGCAAAGCTGGCGCCCTACGCGCGAAATCCGAGAACCCACTCCGAGGAGCAGGTGGCACAGATCGCCGCGTCGATTGCAGAGTTCGGGTTTAACAACCCAGTCTTGGTGGACTCCCAAGCCGGCGTGATCGCCGGCCACGGGCGGTTGCTGGCGGCTCGGAAGCTGGGCCTTGAGCAGGTGCCGGTGATCGTCCTCGATCATCTCGACGAGAACCAGCGGCGGGCCTACCTGTTGGCTGACAACCGCCTCTCGGAGCTTGCCGGCTGGGACAACGAGTTGCTGGCGCTCGAACTGAGGGAGCTCGCCGGCGCCGGATTCGATGCGACCCTCGCCGGATTCGATTCCAAGGAGATCGACGACCTCCTGGCTTCGCTGGAACGGTCCGCGGACTCCGAAACCGATGCCGCGGACGATTCGATTCCGGAAGCGCCGGCCAAGGCGGTCACCAAGCCCGGCGACCTCTGGTTGATTGGACCGCACCGGTTGATATGCGGGGATTGCCGCGATGGCAGCATCGTGGCGAGGCTCTTCGAAGGTCGGAAGGCGAACGTCGTGATTACGTCGCCGCCTTACGCTACGCAGCGGCAGTATGATCCCTCGAGCGGCTTCGAGCCGGTCCCTCCGGAAAAATACACTGCTTGGTTCCGCGACGTTGCAGCGGTGATCGAGTCAGTGTTGGCTCGCGATGGGTCTTACTTCCTGAACATCAAAGCGCATGCCGAGGACGGGGAACGGAGCCTCTACGTCATGGATCTGGTGCTCGCTCATAGGCGGCAGTGGGGCTGGCGCTTTGTCGACGAGTTCTGCTGGCGCAAGACTGACGACGGCGTGCCGGGCGGCTGGAACAACAGGTTTAAGAACGCCTGGGAGCCCGTCTATCACTTCTCGCGCGAGCGCAAGATCAAGTTCCGGCCGCGCGCGGTCGCCCACTGGTCCGACGACTGCTTCGACTACTCGCCGGATAATCCGAAGTCGACCTCGGGAAGCGGGCTTCTTGGGACCGGACCGCGAGGCGCGGCGGCTGACAAGGGGAGGAATCGAGCCGCTTGGCAGACCACGCGGCGTAACGCCAACGACCTCGAGGGGCGGCACGGGGGTCTGGCACGACCGTCCAACGTGATCGAGGCCAAGACGGAATCGAGCCAGGGCTCGCACTCGGCGCCGTTTCCGCGCGCCATCCCAGAGTTTTTCATCAAGGCTTTTTCGGATTCGGGAGACGTGGTCTTCGATCCATTCGCTGGCAGCGGCACGACGCTCGTCGCGGCCGGGTTGCTGAATCGAGCCGGTTACGGCATTGAGATCAGCCCGGCCTATTGCGATGTGATCCTGCGACGTCTCGAAGAAACGCTCCAGATTTCGCCCGTCCATGCAGCGACGGGCAACCGCTTTCAACCCAACCTCTGAAGGAGAAATCAACCATGCCGGAAGTGGCTACTCCGAACCAGGCCGAACGCGAGTTCGAAACCGGGACGGACGAATCGTTCAAGAACACGAGCGCCGCGACTGGGGCCGCTCATAGCGAGAACCAGCGCGTGACGTTCGCCAACATCAAGCGGACCTACGACGTCTACCAGGACCTGGACATCCAGGCCGCGCGCCAAGCCCTGATCGAGCAAACCCGCCTGAACCAGATCGCCTCGCAGGCGCTTCAGAACGCCGTCGAGACGGCCAACCTGGTGTCGAAGCAGGCAGTGCGGCACGGCGACATCGCCATCGACGGCCAGTGGAACCCGGTGCAACAGGGCGCCGGAGATACGCTGACCGCGCGTGCGGTCTCCATCGACGACGTTTCGCTCAAAGCGATCGGCGCCGTGGTCGCCGCCGCCGTGGCCGAGGCGCTTTCAAAGAAGGCCTGAGGTCATCCCATGAAGACGCTGCTCGCAATCCTCAAATTGTTCCCCGTGATTCTGGAAGCGGTCCGCGCCATCGAGGCGGCCATCCCGCTGCCCGGGCAGGGGAAGAAGAAACTGGATCTCATCCTAGAGATCCTCAAATCGGCCTATGACGCCAGCGCCGATCTGGCCAAGGAGTTCAGTTGGCAGAAGCTGGTCGCCATCGTCGTGCCTATGATCGCCCGGATCGTGGATCTCCACAATGAATTAGGGTTGTTCACGAAGTCCCCCGAACCCGCCCAATCATGAACGCTCTGCAGGTCCGTGCGTGGCCGGTCGAAAAACTGATCCCGTACGCCAGGAATGCGCGCACGCACAGCGCGGAACAGGTAGCCCAGATTGCGGCGTCGATCGCCGAGTTCGGGTTCGTCAATCCTGTTTTGATCGGTCCGGACAACGTGATCATCGCCGGCCACGCACGCCTGCTCGCCGCCCGAAAGCTGGGCATGACCGAGGTTCCGGTCATCGTCCTCGATCACTTGACTGAGACGCAGCGCCGCGCGCTGGTTCTGGCCGACAACCGGCTGGCGCTCAATGCCGGCTGGGACGAGGAGATGCTGCGCGTCGAACTCGAGGCCCTGCGCGAGGAGGACTTCAACCTCGAGTTGTTGGGCTTCGGCGACGACGAACTTGATGCGCTGCTCGCGGAACCTGAGACTGAAGCCACTGGCGAGACGGACGATGATGCTGCTCCCGAAACGCCCGATGCAGCGGTCACGACTCCAAGCGACGTGTGGCTTCTGGGCGACCACCGGCTGCTGTGCGGAGATGCCACGCAGATAGAAGCTGTGGAGAAGGTGCTCGCCGGAGGTCTCGCCGACATGGTCTTCACCGATCCGCCGTACAACGTGAACTACGGCGCAACGATGAAGGACAAGCTGCGCGGCAAGAAGCACAAGATTGCCAACGATAACCTCGGCGACGGCTTCGAGCAGTTCCTTCGCGATGCCTGCGTCAACATCCTCGCAGTGACCAAGGGCGCCGTCTACATTTCCATGTCGTCTTCGGAACTACACACGCTGCACAGGGCGTTCAGCGACGCTGGTGGCCACTGGTCCACGTTCATCATCTGGGCCAAGCACGTCTTTACGATGGGCCGATCGGACTACCAGCGGCAATATGAACCGATCCTGTACGGTTGGAAGGAAGGCGTGGACCACTACTGGTGCGGCGCACGCGACCAGGGCGACGTGTGGTTCGTGAAAAAGCCTGTGTCGAACGATCTGCACCCGACGATGAAGCCGGTCGAGCTGGTCGAGCGCGCCATTCGCAACTCCAGTAAGAGCCGCGATACCGTGCTTGACCCGTTCGCGGGATCCGGCTCGACGGCGATCGCGTGCGAGAAGACGGGCCGTCAGGCGCGGCTCATTGAGCTCGAGCCAAGGTACTGCGATGTGATCGTCCGCCGGTGGCAGGAGTTCAGCGGCAGGGAGGCGAGGCTCGAAGGGGACGGGCGGAAGTACGCCGAAATCGCCGCTGAGCGGCTCGGAATAGCCGCATGAATCGAACGATGCCGCCGGGAGATTGCGGTAATAAAGAAGGAAATCCTGGCCGGCAATCCGGATTTGCAGGGACTCTGCCTCGCCTTGTCCGACTGGTCTGCCGAGTTGCGGATTCTTGAAAGGCTTCCGTGGAAAACCACCTTTTTCAACTGCTGATTCCCGGCATCGGCCTTGTGTCGGGTCTGATAGCGGCCTACGTGAGTCTTCAAAGCCGGGCGTTGCTGGCCGAAGTGCGCAGAGAACTGGCCGAGCAGGAAAACCGCATCATTTCCAGGTTGAACGGCCTGTACGTGCGCTCAGCCGAATGCCAGCTTCGCGAAGAGAACGTGCATATGCGGTTGGACTCGATTGCCGAGGAGATCCGGAAGAGAAACGCCGCCGGTTTATGAGCCGGGCGGCGAAAGGAGCGCTACTGTGATCTGCTCCGGTAGCGCCAGCGCAGGTAGGCGAGGTAGAAACGACCGATCAGAAGCCAGAAGCAGCCTGGCTTCGGCTCTCTGGCGGCGGGTGGCTGCGACTTCGCGGCCTCGAGATAGCGGAGGAGGAGGCGCTGCTCCTCCTCACCGCGGTCGCCGAACTCGATCATCATGGCGGGCCCTACTTCGCGATGCGGTAGGCGCGGGCGCCCTCGGGCGTCTTGAAGGACTCTACGTTAAGCCCCATTTTCTTGGTCAGACTGCCGGAGATGAAGCCGCGGACGCTGTGCGCCTGCCAGCCGGTGGCTTCCATGATGTCTTTGAGCGAGGCGCCCTCGGGGCGGCGCAGCATCTCCAGCACGATGGCCTTCTTGCTGCCCTCGCGCGCTGTGGGCGCGGCGCCCTCGGGCTTGGCCGCCTTCCTCGGCCTCTTGGCTTTCGGCGCGACGTCGGCCGCCTGTGGCGCGGCGGGGGCGTCCAGTCGCTGGATGGCCCTCCAAAGGCGCGCCACGGCCGTCTTGCGGTCTGTGAACTTCTTGACCGGCTTCAGGTCGTCGAAAGGCGCCACGCCGGCGAAGCTGTTCCAGATCTGGACCAGGCGGTCGGCGGGCCAGCTTGCGGCAAGCTTGGCAAGCTCCTTCTCGCTGGCGAAGTGCTCCTGACCTTCCGGGATCTGCTCGGCGGCGGGGAACGCCGTAATGTTGTGCTCGGTGTCAATGGCAAACAGTCGCATGATTCGGTTTCTCCTGGTTATCGGGTCATGCCGGCGAGCTGGCCGTCGGCGGTGACGCTGAGGTTCCTGTAATAGCCGCTGGCCAGGCGTGCCCAGCCGAACGGTGTCGAGATTTCATGGCGCGCGGCGATGCGGCTTAACTTCAGCCGGTGCGTGCCGTTGTCGAACTCCTTCTTGAGGTGGCCCCAGCGGTCGAGCTTCCAGCCGTTCCGCGTGGCCCAGGCGATGAGTTCTTCGCGAGTGATGGCCATGGCGTCAGTCCTCCCGCCGGCGGTCGATCAGGCCGCTGGCGTCTTCGACGGACCCGTGGATGTCGTTCCAGCAGGCACGGCAAAAACTGGCCTCGTCAATCAGGAGGCCTTGGGCGTCGGTGAGTGAGAGCTTACGGTGGATTGGCTTCGGCTCGTCGCAAACCGAGCATTCGATGTAAGGTCTTGCGGGCATGGTTCGTCTCCAGTCGCTTCAGTACTCGAGGTCCTTGGCGTCGACCGCGCTCCGGTCGCCCAGGTCGGCCAGCACGTAGGCGAGCTGCTCGGTGATGCGGCCGAGGTCGCCGGCGTAGCCCCAATCGGCGGGTGCGGCCGCCTGCCGCTTCCGGTGCTCTGCCAAGCGGCCGGCGATGCGCTTCAGCAGGTCCTGGGCTTCGGCGTACCGTGCGGCGTAGCAGCCGGCTGCGCCTTGTTTCGTGGTCTGCGCTTGGTTCCTCATTGCGAACCCATTCATCGCTTCACCCGCGCGAAGAAGCAAGCGGAATCGAACAACTAAATCCTGCGACGTTTCAAACAGATCGGGGAAGGCATGCCGGATGGGCTGATGAGCCAGGCCGAGTACGCGCGGCACCGCGGCAAAAGCCGCCAGTACATCAGCCGGCTGGCTAAGGCCGGGGTGCTGGTGATGCGTGGTGGCAAAGTCGACGCCGCCGCATCCGATGCGGTGCTCGACGATCGCCCGGAGCCGGTCTCCGAGAGGGTCGTGACGGCGCCGGCGGAGGCCACCTCGTCCGGCACGACGACGTTTGCGCAGGCCAAGACCGCCGACATGGTCTTCAAGGCCAAGCTCCGCAAGATGGAGTACGACGTCCGGATAGGCAAGCTCGTCGAGGCGGAGTTGGTCAAGCAGCGCTGGTCGGCCATCTACCGGCTGATCGTCGACCGGATCCTAGCCTGGCCCAACCGGCTGGCTCCCGAGGTGGCGGCGCTGACCGACGAGCGGCAGGTGCGCGAGGTGATCCTGCGGGAGGCGCGGGCGCTGGTCAACGAGCTGCGCGCCGACGTGCAGTATGCGCGTTGAAGAGATCCAGATCCTGGCGGCCGATGTGCTGTTGCCGCCGCCGGACCTCACGGTTTCCGCGTGGGCCGATCAGAACCGGCGATTGTCGTCGGAATCGGCTGCGGAGAAGGGCGAGTGGCGGACAGATCGCGCCCCGTATCAGCGCGCGGTGATGGACGCCATGGGACCGTCGAGCCCGTACGAAACGGTCGTGATGATGTGGGCGGCGCAGTCAGGCAAGAGTTCGTTGCTCGAAAACTTCCTCGGCTACATCATTGAACTCGACCCCGGGCCGGTGTTGCTGGTCGAGCCGCGCGAGGTGGACGCCGAGGCGTTTTCGAAGGATCGTCTCGCGCCCATGCTGCGCGACACGCCGTGCCTGCGCGGCAAGGTGGCGGATGCGCGCTCGCGCGATTCGAACAACACGATCCTGCACAAGAAGTTTCTGGGCGGATCGATTACGCTCGCGGCGGCGAACTCGCCGGCTGGCCTGGCCATGCGCTCGATTCGCTATTGCCTGCTCGACGAAGTGGACCGGTATCCCGCGAGCGCGGGCAGTGAAGGCGATCCCGTGAACCTGGCCATCACGCGCACGGCGAACTTCTGGAACCGGAAGATCGTGCTGTGCTCGACGCCCACGACCAAGGGCGCCTCGCGCATCGAACAGGCCTGGCTCAACTCGAACCAGCAGAGCTACTGGGTTCCCTGCCCGCACTGTGGCGCGTTCCAGGTGCTCGCCTGGGGCAACCTCGTCTGGCCCAAGGATGCGCCGGAGAAGGCCGAGTACCGCTGCGAGCACTGCTCGAAGCGGATCGCCGACTGGCAGAAGCACCAGATGCTCAAGGCCGGCGAGTGGCGCGCGGTGCGGCCCGAGGTGACCGATGTCGCCGGGTTCTGGATCAACGGCCTGTACTCGCCGTGGCGCAAGTGGGGTGCGCTGGCCAAAAAGTTCCTCGCAGATAAACGGTCGGTTGAAACACTGCGCGAGTTCGTAAACACCGTGCTGGCCGAGCCTTGGGATGATGCCGCGGAGACCACGGTCGACCAGGCCGCTGTCATGGCCCGCCGCGAGCACTACCGTGCGGCCGTTCCCTACGGGGCGGCGGTGCTGACCGCAGGCGTCGACGTGCAGAAGGACCGGCTCGAGCTGGAACTCGTGGGCTGGGGGCGCGGCGAGGAGTCGTGGTCGATCGAGTACCGCGTGCTGCCGGGCGATCCTTCGGGCGCGCTGGTCTGGCAGGAGCTCGATACTTACCTCGAGCGCCGCTGGCCGCACGAGACCGGCATCTCGCTTCCGATCTCCGCATGCGCCATCGATGCCGGCTACGAATCGCAGGCCGTGTATGAGTTCTGCCGGATGCGGTATCACCGGCGCATCTTCGCGGTGAAAGGCAAGGGCGGCCCACTTCCGGTCTGGCCGCGCAAACCGACGGCGAAGAACATCCGCGGCGAGAAGCCCTGGATCGTGGGCACGGACACCGCCAAAGAGACCATCTACGGGCGGCTCAAGAATCCGACGCCGGGGACGCCCGGATACTCGCACTTTCCAGCGAACCGCGAGGAGGCGTACTTCGAGCAGCTTCTGGGCGAGGTCCTGGTAACGACGTACGCCAAGGGCCAGCCCAAGCGCGAGTGGCGGCCGAAGCCCGGCGTGCGGCAGGAGGCGCTCGACGCGCGCGTCTACGCCTACGCCGCGCTGCGGGCGCTTGTCTCGATGGGACTGTCGCTCGACAACGAAGCCGACCGGATCCTGGCGGCCAACTGCCCACGTCCCGTTCCGGACGACGACCGGGAGCGCGATCGATGGCTGGGGGATCGAGCAAGGAGGTGGCTGTCTCGATGAAGCGCAGTGAACCTCGGGGCGTCCGCGGTGCGTGGGAATACCTGGTGACGACCGGCGAAGCCGAATCGCCGGAGTGGCTTGCCGAACGCGGCGCGGAAGGGTGGGAACTGGTGGCCGTGGTGCGCGAGTTTGGCACGCGGGCGACGTTTTATTTCAAGCGGCGGAAAAGCTGATGGCGTGGACCCAAGCGCAACTCGATGCGATCGAAGCGGCGATCGCGAGCGGTGAGCTCACCGTTCGTTTCGGCGACCGTACCGTGACGTATCGCTCCATGGAGGAACTGCTTCAGGCCCGCGCCCTGATCAAGGAAGCGCTGGTAGCGGAATCTGGAACCGCCACGGACCGTTTCAGCTTCGCGCAGACGTCAAAAGGATGAACTGGCTCGACAAGGCGATTTCCTGGATCGCCCCCGAGGCAGGGCTGCGCCGGCTGCGCGCGCGCCGCGCGGGGGAACTGATCCGCCTAGCCTACGAAGGTGCCCGAACGGACCGTCGCACCGGTGGATGGATCACCACGGGCAACTCGGCCAACGCCGAAATCGCCGTGGCGCTCTCCAAGCTCCGCGAGCGCTCGCGCGACCTGATCCGCAACAACGCCTACGCGGCGCGCGCCGTAGCCGAGGTTGTGGGCAATGCCATCGGCACGGGCATCACGGTGCAGGCGCGCAGCGGCGCGCCGGAGGTCGACCGCACGATCAACGCCGTGTGGGCCGACTGGATGGAGGAGTGCGACGCCGACGGGCAGCTCGACTTCTATGGACTTCAGGCGCTGGTAGCACGCACGGTGTTCGAGAGCGGCGAATGCCTGGTGCGCTTCCGGCAGCGGCGCGAAAGCGACGGCTTTACAGTGCCGTTGCAGCTCCAGGTGCTCGAGCCGGATTACCTCGACCACACGAAAACCCAGAAGACCGAGACGGGCTACATCATCCAAGGGGTTGAGTTCGATCGGGTTGGCCGCCGCATCTTCTACTGGCTTTACGGACAGCATCCCGGCGACATCGTGCAGACGGGGGTACGGGGCGGAGCGGCGCTGCAATCCCTGCGGGTGCCTGCCAGCGAAGTGCTGCACATCTACCGCAAGGACCGGCCCGGTCAGGTTCGCGGCGTGCCATGGCTCGCGCCCGTCGTGGTCACACTGCGCGACCTCGACGAATACGAGGAGGCCGAACTGGTCCGTAAGAAGATCGAGGCCTGCTTTGCGGCGTTTGTGACGCAGCCGCAGGGCCCCGAAGGTCCACCGATCGCGCCAGCCGCTCCGGATCCTGCGACCGGCAAGCGGGTTGAAAGCTTCGAGCCGGGCATGATCGAGTACCTGAAGCCGGGCGAGGAGATCACCTTCGCCTCGCCCTCGACCTCCGCCGGATACCGGGATTACGTTGCGGCGAAGCAGGCGCAGATCGCCACGGGGCTGAATCTGACCTACGAACAATTGACGGGCGATCTTTCGCGCGTGAACTACTCCTCGTACCGCGCCGGGCTGCTCAGTTTCCGCAACGGCATCGAAGGATTCCGTTGGCTGACCTTCATCCCGATGTTCTGCACGCCGGTCTGGGAACGCTTCGTCACGGTCGCCTATGCCGCCGGCGCGATTCCCCGGCCAAGCCCGATCCGAGCGGAGTGGACACCGCCGGGGTTCGGCAGCGTCGACCCGTACAAGGATTCGATAGCGGTCTTGAATCAGATTCGCACGGGCACATTGACCTTGCGGCAGGCCATCGCCATGCAAGGCTACGACCCCGACGCGCAGCTTGAGCAGATCGCCGAGATCAACCGGCTGCTCGATACGAAGGGCATCGTGCTCGATGGTGATCCGCGCAGAGTCACACAGACGGGCACTCAACAGAAGGATATTTCATGAGCGGACAAAAATCTTCAACCCGGCAAAATCCTGCCGAATATCCGGCACGAGAGCGGCTGGAAGCCCAGTTTGAAGCCTTGGCGCCGGCCGATCGAGGCGAGCGCACCGCGACACTCACCTGGTACACCGGCGCGGCCGTGCGCCGCTACGATGCGCGCGGCCCCTACAAGATGCGCTTCTCGATGGAGCCGGGCGCGGTACGCATGGCCCGCCTGGCGAGCGGTTCGGCGCCGCTGCTGAACTCACACCGCGACCTCACCGTCGCCGACGTCATCGGCGTGATCGCGCGGGCGTGGATCGAGAACGGCCAAGGCAAGGCGACAGTGCGATTCTCCAAGCGCGCCGATGTCGATCCGATCTGGCAGGACGTCCAGGACGGCATTCTCCGCAACGCCTCGATGGGAGTGGCCATTCACGCCGTCGAGGACGTGACGCCGCAGGGCGCGGCGATGCGCCAGGTGCTGGTGACCGACTGGGAGCCCGAGGAAGTGTCGCTCGTGCCCATTGGCGCCGACCCGGGCGCGGGATTCAAGTTCGAACGGGCTACTGGCCCACAGGAGCAGAAGATGGACGAGACCATCGTTGACGCCGGCGAGAAAGCCGGCGTCAAGAGCAATGACGCGGGCGGAGAAGCCCGTGTCGACATCAACGTGGATGCCGAGCGCCAGGCCGCGGCGCTGGCCGAACGCTCGCGCATCCGGGAGATCGAGAAGGTCGGCCGCACGCTGGGCCTCGATGCGCAGTTGGTCGCCCAACATGTCGAGGCCGGCACTTCGATCGAGGATTTCCGCAAGCTGGCGCTTGACAAGCGGGCGGAAGAGGACGAGCGGGTGCCGATCCGCGGCGCAACCGCCGTAGTCACGCGCGATGAAGCCGACACCCGGCGCGCGGGAATCACGGCGGCGCTCTTGCACCGCTACGATCCGGCGCTGTTTCCGCTGAAGGACGAACTCGGCCGCGACTGGGCGGGGCAAACGCTGCTCGATCTGGCGCGCGAGTGCCTGGAGGCCTCCGGCACGCGCACGCGCCGCATGCCGCGGCACGAGATCGCCAAGCTGGCGCTCTCGACCTCGGATTTCCCGTACATCCTGGCCGACGTGGCCAACAAGACCTTGCGCCAGGCCTACGAGGCCTATCCGCGCACGTTCCTGCCGTTCTCTCGCAGGCGCTCGGCGGTCGATTTCAAGAACATCAACGCCGTGCAGTTGGGCGAGGCGCCGAGCCTGCAGAAGGTGAACGAGAAGGGCGAGTTCACCCACGGCTCGATCGGCGAATCGAAGGAGACCTACAAGCTCGCCACCTACGGCCGCATCGTCTCGATCACCCGGCAGGTGATCATCAACGACGACCTGGGCGCGTTCACGCGCATTCCGGCCGGCTTCGGCGTGGCCGCGGCGACGCTTGAAAGCGATACCGTCTGGGGGATCATCACCTCGAACCCGAACATGGGCGACGGCGTGGCGCTGTTCCATGCCAACCACGCGAATCTGAACTCG